AATCCTACGGGTGAAGAGAACGCGATTATCAAGCGTGAGTGGTGGCGTTGTTGGGAGAAGCCGAAGGTTCCGCAGTTGGAGTATGTGATCCAGAGTTACGATACGGCGTTTAGTAAGCGGGAAACGGCGGACTTTAGTGCGATTACGACATGGGGTGTATTTTATCCGAACGAGGGTGGTTCGGGGCCCAACTTAATATTGTTGGACAGTAAGAAGGGGAGATGGGATTTCCCCGAGTTGAAGCAGATCGCCTTGGATGAGTACAAATTTTGGGAGCCTGACACGGTAATTGTTGAGGCGAAGGCGAGTGGTATGCCTTTGACGCATGAATTGCGCAATATGGGGATACCCGTTGTTAACTTTACTCCGAGCCGTGGTAACGATAAGGTATCAAGAGTACATAGTGTGTCACCCTTGTTTGAGGCTGGCATGGTTTGGGCCCCCGATGAGACGTGGGCTGATGAGATGATAGAGGAAGTAGCGGCGTTCCCGAATGGGGAACATGATGATTTGGTTGATAGTATGACGCAGGCACTTATGCGATATAGGCAAGGAAATTTTGTCCAGCTACCAACTGATGACTGGGAAGATGAACAAAACTCTGCTAGAGTGCGAGTGTATTATTAAACCAGAAAGGCGTCCATATGTACAAGTCTGCGGTTAATTTAGGTGCGGCTGGGCACGATCCTGTTCGTTATATGCAGGATGGCGGCGACGTCACGCTTATTGACCTACAGACCACGGCCCCCGGATCAGACCCCGCCTATTTGGATTACCTGCCGCAAGAAATTCAGGAAGAGATGCCCGAAGAAGAGGGCATGATGACTGTCTTGTACGACAAGCTGACTGGTGATGATCCGACTGCGGGACTCCGGGAGAGTGCCCGGGTCGGTGGTTCGCGGACCGCGGCTCTCTATGGTTCAGACCCGAGCTTTATGGAGCAGTTAATTGAGCGTTATGATTATCCGTCGCAGATGGACCCTGAGTTGGGTCAGATGGTTATTCCGACGGGTAGCGAGCCGGAGAGTGTACGGATGGCGCGTCCGCGTCATGACATGCCGACGTATCCTGAGTTAGAGGATGCGCGGGGTCATATGTTGGGTTCGGCGATTGCGGCACAGGAGTATGGCCCGGAGACGGCGGAGAGTGCTGGGACGTTCAATGAGTTTTTGGATCGTTTTGCGCCATGGCCTATGGGTGGTCAGAATGCGCGGGACGTTGCGATGGATCAGCGGAACAATGCAGTTGGTCGTCAGATATTCATGAAGGCGGGTATTGATGCTACGCCGCAGCAATTGACGCAGATGGTTGACTCGGAGATATTTCGGCAGTTGGATGTGATTATGGGGCGTTCGCCTTCGGAGCAGACGACGCCTGCCCCGGATCAGCCCCGCGCCCCACGGAACTTTGTATCACCTTCTACGGGGCCCGATGTTTACTTCCCTCGCAATGAGCAGGGTTATTTTGATACCACGAGACAAGTTATGGGTATTTCGCCACGCAAATACCGGAACTATCAGTAGGTATCAGGGAGAGTTAGATGGCAACACCACGCAATGGATACCAGAGCAGTTTGATGGACACGGCGGTGCCGTCTCAGCTTAACGAGGACGAGTTGAACGCGGAGCTGGAGATTGAGCTTCCGCAGGCTGACAACGACGTTATGGCGATGATTGAAGCTGAGAACGTCGGTGAGATTGGCATTAACCCGACTGAAGACGGCGGTGTTGAGATTGATTTTGAGCCGCAGGATCAGCGCGGCATGAACGAAGATTTTTATGCGAACTTGGCGGAAGAGATGCCGGATCGCGAGCTGGCACGGATTGCGGGCGAATTGCTGGACGAGTATGACGCCAACAAGGCGAGCCGTCAGGAATGGGAAGACGCTTACAAGGATGGTTTAGAGCTTTTGGGCTTTACCTACGAGGAGCGGACGCAGCCTTTCCGTGGCGCGACTGGCGTTACCCACCCTTTGCTGGCGGAAGCTGCCACACAGTTTCAAGCTCAAGCATTTAATGAGCTTTTACCACCTTCGGGGCCTGTCCGCACGATTGTGATGGGTTCCGAAACCAACGCTAAAGTTGCCCAAGCGCAGCGCGTTAAGACGTTTATGAACTACTACATCACGAATGTGATGGAAGAATACACGCCGGATATGGACCAGATGCTGTTCTATCTGCCGCTGGCGGGTTCGACGTTCAAGAAGACGTACTATGACGAGACGCTAGGTCGTGCGGTATCCAAGTTTGTCCCTGCGGAGAACTTGATTGTTCCGTATGAGACCGCGGACCTCGAAACATGCCCCAACATCACGCAAGTTGTGCGGATGTCGCTGAATGATTTGCGCAAGCGTCAGTTGGCGGGCACGTATTTGGACGTTGAGGTTATTCCTGCGCAGAAGGAATTAAACGAGGTTGAGGACACGATTGACCGCATTGACGGCATCGAGCCTAGCCAGATCGATTATGACTGCACGATTTTGGAATGCCATGTTGATCTGGACCTTGAAGGTTATGAAGAGGTCGACGAGGACGGGGAACCAACGGGTATCCGCGTTCCTTACATTGTCACAATGTCATTGGATAATGGGCAAATCCTGTCCATTCGTCGGAACTATCGTGAAGAAGACGAGCTGAAGAAGAAAATTCAGTATTTCACGCACTACAAGTTCCTGCCGGGCTTTGGCTTCTATGGCCTTGGCTTGATCCACACGATTGGTGGTCTGTCACGGACCGCCACGGCGGCACTGCGACAATTGATCGATGCCGGTACGCTGTCCAACCTCCCTGCGGGCTTCAAGGCCCGTGGACTGCGTATTCGGGATGACGATGATCCGTTGCAGCCCGGTGAGTTCCGCGACGTGGACGCTCCCGGTGGGGCCATTCGGGATAGCCTCATGCCGCTGCCGTTCAAGGGGCCTGACCAGACGCTATTTAACCTGTTGGGTTTTGTGGTTCAGGCGGGTCAGCGGTTTGCGACCATCACTGATTTGAAGGTTGGCGACGGCAATCAACAGGCTCCGGTGGGCACGACCATTGCGATGATGGAACAAGGCTCGCGGGTCATGAGCGCAGTGCATAAGCGTTTGCACTATGCGATGCGTCAGGAGTTTAAAATTCTTGCTCGCGTGATGTCTGAGAGCCTGCCACAGGAGTATCCGTACTCTGTTCCGGGCGGTGACCAGAAGATCATGGCGGAAGACTTTGACGACCGCGTGGACGTTATTCCGGTCAGCAATCCGAATGTCTTTAGCCAAGCGCAGCGGATTATGCTCGCGCAGACCAAATTACAGCTCGCGGCCCAAGCACCAGAGATACACAACATGCACGAGGTTTTCCGTGACATGTATGAAGCTTTGGGCGTAGCGGACGTGGATCGTTTGATGAAGGCGACGCCTGCGGAAATCCCAGAGCCGCTTGATCCGGCGCAAGAGAACATCAACGCATTGGATCAGTTGCCGATGACGGCGTTTGAGGGTCAGAACCATCAGGCGCACATCATGGCTCACCTTACTTTTGGGGCGACACCGATGGTTGCTCAGATGCCTCCGGTTGCTATCAATCTGCAAAAGCACGTTATGGAGCATGTCCAGATCGCGGCTCGCGAGCAGGCGGCACAGCAATACTTGCAGATGGTTCAGCAACAAGGCGGTCAGCCTGCGGACGACGAACAGATGCTGCAAATGGAGCAGATGACGGCTCAGTTTGTAGCGGAAGGTTTGCAACAGGTTCGCGAATTGTCGCAACAGCTATCTGGCGCGGGGGCCCCGGACCCACTGGTTCAGCTCAAGGAAGCCGAATTGCAGCAAAAAGCTCAAGCGGATCAGGCCGACAACCAGATCGACCAAGCCAAGGTCCAGTTGGATGCGCAGGGTCAGCAATTGCGGGCGAACCAATTCCAGCAACGTTTGGCCTCGCAAGAGAAACAGACGCAGGCTCGTATTCAGTCTGCCATGGACCGCGAGCTTTTGAAGCAGCGTAACCAAGGGGGACCACAGCAATGATGGGAAAGAGCCTAAATTACGCGTATCCGCAACGTTATGCCGAGGGTGGCGACGTCAAAATGACGGACTTGAACGTTGGTAAAAACGAGCAGCTCGGTAATGACATGGTTTTGCTGACGTTTGCGGATGGCACCAAGCGTCAAACTCAGAAAGCTTTGTATGAGGCGGCAAGAGATTTAGGCGCTTTGGACAACATGCAGTCTGGTGATGATTTTGCTCAGTGGCATTTGAACGACTGGGCGTCGGGGGTTGTTAGCAATCCAGAGTATGTGGCAGCTCACGATACGTTTAATACCAGCCAGATTGGCTATAACAACGCTTTGATGGAAGCCAATCCTGAGATTGCAAAGAACCGCTTGGCGTTTGTGCAGCAACACGCTCCAAACAATCAGGCGGCGATTGACGCGGCTCAGAGCTTGGTTGACCAATATTCTAGCGGCAGAAGCATTAATAATTTTACTCCGTACAGCATGACGTCGATGACGAATGTAGATATGACGGCACCTGCCACGGACGGCGGGATACCTGCCACAAACGGCAGGATAGCTTCGCTGGTTCCAGAAGCGCCGGAAACAGACCCGAACGCAAAGAATAGGATTTATGGGGATAAACCATCTGATTATGTTGTTGGCGGCTTGTCTTCCTTCAATCGCTCACCGACAGAGCAGTACAACGCTCCGACCATGTTTGGAGGCCCGATAAACACGCAGCAAGTTATGCAGCAAGCGACGCAACTAAGTCCATTTAGGAGACAGACATGAAAAATCGCAAAGTAAAAGTTAACGGCTCTGCGCCGAAGGATGCGCCAAAACCTGAGATGGTTGGCAAAATGAAGAAAGCGCCGATGGCTGGCGACAAGATGCGCAAGATGAAAATGCGCGGTGCGGGTGCGGCCATCAAAGGCACCGACTTTATGGGGTGCTGATATGCCATTGAAGAAGGGCAAGAGCCAGAAAACAATCAGTAGCAACATCAGTAAGTTGCGAGATGAGGGTTATCCGCAGAACCAAGCGGTGGCTATTGCTCTGTCTGAGGCTGGTGAAACCAAGGCCAAGCGCATGGCGCGAGGCGGGGTCGTTAAGGGGTTTAGTCCTATTGCTCGGCCACAGAGATTTAAGGGCGTTTTCTAAACTACGGAGTGCGTAATGGATTGGGCATGGTTAAATGATTTTTCTGGCGGCGTAGATGTTTTACCCATCTTTATCGCCATGTTTGGTTTGTATTATCTAATCAAACCAATTCGTCAGGCAGAGACCGTTGACGAAAAGCTTGGCTGGATTTTGGCTTGGGTTTGTGCGCTGGCATTGATTGTCGCACAGACGAGCTGGATTTATGCTGTAATCAACGAAATTCGGATGTTGGGTTCGGTCATGGATAATGTCTGGACCATCGTAAACATCTGCGCAACAGTAAGTCCGTTGCTTCTAGCGGCGTCAAAGGTAAGAAAATGACGCGTGTTCAAGAGACATTGGACGCGGTCGTCCACTCCGACAGCCCCGCCCAGTTTCTCTTGTTCGGCCTCTTCAGCTTCGTGCTGTCAGGTCTCTTTCCGATGGACAGTTGGCTGACGTTGTCGGCGACAGTTTGGAAATTTATGGGTGTAGGCTGCATCATCGCGACGGTGTGGTCACCACCAAAGATAAGAAGAATGGTCATGCTCCTTACGACAATGTCTATCATTGTTACGGGAGCTTTTTATTTTTCGACGTTTAGTATGTTTGATAACAGCACTGAACTTCGTACTGCCATGCAAACTAAAATTATGATAGTTTTTTCCATGATAGCGTGGGGCTTATTTCTCGCTAATCTTGTTACTCGGCAGTTGTATGAACAGGAAAGAATGACGAGGAAGTGATGGATTGGACCCCTATTATTGTTGCAGCGATAGGCATCCTTGGCACAGGGGGTCTTTGGCAGTGGATGCAAGTGAAGGCAAAAATTTCTGCGGAGGCAAAAGAAGCAGATAAAGCAGACAAGGCGGAGTTCCGGGAAAGTTTGAAGGCGCAAGTGGACAATTTACAAAAAGAAAACAAAGACCTCAGAGAAAAGGTCGAGTTGTTGCTCAAGGAGATGGCCGAGGTCAAAGCCGAGCTTGCGGCTGCCAACGCGACTATCAAACACATGGAAGAACAGCTCCGCAACAGATAGGGTATTAGTGTGACTGGATGATCGACCCAATAACAGCCGTTGGCGTTGCAACAAGCGCCTATAATGCCATAAAGAAAGGCATTGCGGTGGGGCGTGAATTACAAGACATGTCTGGTCAATTATCTCAATGGGGTAAGGCGTTTAGCGATTTTAAGTACGCTGAAGACAAGGCAAAAAATCCTCCGTGGTATACGTTTAAAGGGTCTGATAACGAGACCGCTATTGAAATCTTTGCGCAAAGAAAAAAGATGGAAGAGATGCGCAAGGAGATAAAAAACTTCATTAGTTTTCAATATGGCCCCTCCGCATGGGAAGAGGTTTTGCATATTGAAGCACAGATGCGCAAACAGCGAAAAGAAGAACTTTACCGGAAAGAAGAGCGCAAGCGCCTTATTTTAGAGTGGTGCGTTGGCATTCTTTCTGCGGCAACAGGCGTCGCGGTTGTGGCCGGTTTTATTTGGTTGATAGGACGTAATCAAGGAAGATGGTAGGGCCTAATAAACTCGGTCAGTACGTTGTGTATGACAAAAACGGAAAAGTTGTTATATTGACGTCACACCGCAAAATAGCGGAAAGGTTTGTAGAATGCGAAAAATAGACACAATCATTGTTCACTGCACGGCGACACGCCCTGAGTGGTGGGCGGATAAGTCGGCTGAAGAAAAGCGCGACGAATGTAAACGCTGGCACACGGACCCTGCTCCGCAAGGCCGGGGGTGGTCGGACATCGGTTATCATTATTTGATTGACCGCGATGGCACCATTACTGAAGGTCGCCCGATTGAACGGTCAGGGGCTCACGCCAAAGGCCACAATAAGACATCTGTGGGCATCTCACTGTGGGGTGGGCACGGCGGTTCGCAAGACGATAAGTTTGAAGAGAATTTCACACCGGAACAAGACCGGGCATTGCGCCGTTTGATTGCGCAGCTTCGCATGGAATATCCAGCGATTACCACCATCATGGGCCATAACGAAGTTTCCCCTAAAATGTGCCCTTGCTTTAAGGTTACAGAATGGATGAACGGCGCAGAAGCGGGTCCGAAAGCGGAACGCAAGAAGGTTTCACAGTCCAAGACAATCCAAGCTTCGTCTGTGGCAAAGTTGGCCAGCATCGCGTCCCCTGCGACGATTGCCACTGTCGGTGGGCTGGAGTGGCAGAAGCTCCTGATAATGGGAGTGTTTGCTCTGATCGTTCTGGTGGCGCTGGGCGTGGTGGACATGGAGCGTCTGAAGAAGTGGAACATGGGTGACCGGTGATGTTCTTCCTTGCCCGCATCAAGATGTATCTGTGGTTTATCGGGGCGGCCCTGCTTGCGGTCGTGACGGTTTACTTCCGTGGTAAAGCGGATGGTCGGAACGATCTTGAAGACGAGATTAAAGACGACCGGATAGATAACCTTTTGACGGCGAAGGAGGTCGAAGATGAAGTTGAGGCACTTGACGATAGTGGCTTGCGCAGTCGGGCTACTAAGTGGGTGCGCAACAATAACCGGAAATAGTTATTGCGACGTTGCCCGCCCTCATTATTTTGACAGCGAGGACACTGTTGACTGGCTGATCGCTCACGACAGGGGTCTTCTTGTCGACGTAACCGTTCACAACGAGACGTATGAGCGGTTATGCCCCTAAGAACTCGCATAAATATCTAGTTTGTCCTAGCATATCTTATACAACATGTGCTAGGATGCCCTAGATGTTGTACGATAATATGCGAGGGCTGAATGGATGAAATAAAAATCGCCGAAGCGGTGTTTCGGGTACTCCGTGAACGTCGTCAAGGCTGCGTCGACTATATGCAAAACGGAAACGTTAAGTCGATGGAGCATTATCGTGAGCTTATGGGCAACTTAGAATGCCTTAATCACGTGGAACAGGAACTCAAGGGCCTGCTAGATAAACAGGAGCTATCTAATGACTGAGTCAGCAAAAATTGACTTGTCAGCCGCTGCCGAGGGCGTGGCTGCAATGGCAAAAACAACAGAGAACACGGCTGAAAAGCCTAATCTCGCCGACGCTTACGTCGAAAAACCTCGTCTTAATCCAGAAGCGATTGGTGCGAGTCTTCTTGAAAGAATGCCGGAGCCGACTGGCTGGCGCATTCTGATCCTACCTTACCAAGGCAAAGCCAAAACCGCTGGCGGTATCTTTCTGCCAAGCGAAGTGCAAGAGAAGAATAACATTTCTACTCAGGTTGGCTACGTCCTTAAAGTCGGTCCTTTAGCGTACAAGGACACCGAAAAGTTTCCGTCCGGTCCATGGTGCGAAGAAAAGAGCTGGGTAATGTTTGCCCGGTATGCTGGTTCTCGTTTCCAGATCGATGGCGGAGAAGTCCGTATCCTCAATGATGACGAGATACTCGCGACTATTTTGGACCCAGAAGACATTCATCATTTGTAAAGGTGCAGCATGGCTGAAGAAAGAGACGACGACCAGCTCGAACTGAGCATGGAAGAACAAGACACTGAAGTTGAAATTGAGGCGCAAGGCTCAGACGACGATGACGGTGGTTCTGATGAGAATTTCCGTAAGGCGGAGACGGCTACGCAGAAGCGTATCGACCGCCTGACTAAAAAGATGCGTGAAGCGGAGCGCCGTGAGCAAGAAGCTATTCGCTATGCTCAAGCGATCCAGAATGAGGCTCAGAGCCTCAAGCAGCGTGTCAACACTTTGGACACGGGATACGTTACGGAATACACAAACCGTATCAACACCGAAATCAAGCAGGCTGAAAACGAGCTGGCTCGCGCTATTGAAGTAGGCGATTCCAGAAAGACTGTTGAAGCGCAGCGCAAACTGACTGCATTGGCGATCCAACAGGACCGTGCGGCGCAAGCCAAGATGCAGCAAGAGCGTTATGTGCGTCAGCAAGAGGCGGCAGCGCAGCATCAAGCGCGTCAGCCTATGCCTGCGCAACAGCCTCGCCGTCCTGATCCGAAAGCAGAGCAGTGGGCGTTGCGAAACTCTTGGTTTGGCCAAGATGAAGCGATGACCTATGCGGCTTTTGGCATACACAAAAAGTTAGTCGAAGACGAAGGGTTTGACCCGCAGAGCGATGACTACTATACTGAACTCGACCGCCGTATTGCCGACAAGTTCGGAAATGGCGGAAAAGCTGTCAACAAACGTGCCGCTCAGACGGTTGTTGGGGCTTCGAGAACACCTTCTGGGCGCAGTGGGAAAAAGGTTCGACTCACCCCGAGCCAAGTCGCAATAGCGAAGAAATTGGGTGTGCCGCTTGAAGAATATGCGAAATACGTGAAGGAGTAAGAAGATGAATGACCAAACTAAACAGGATGGATCAACCATCAACCGTACTTCTCGCGCCAACCAAACCCGGGAGAAACAGGCCGTTCGTAAGCCTTGGGCTCCCCCGTCGATGTTAGATGCACCGCCTGCGCCTGATGGATTTAAGCATCGTTGGATTCGCGCCGAAACGCGTGGTTTTGACGATACGAAGAACATCAGTGCAAAGCTTCGTGAAGGTTGGGAATTGGTCCGTGCGGACGAATATCCAGATTTTGAAGCTCCCGTTGTGGAATCAGGTAAATACGAAGGTGTGTTTGGAGTAGGCGGACTGCTTCTCGCTCGTATTCCAGAGGAGACGATTGCAGAACGTAGCGATTACTTTAACCAACGTAACCGCGACCAGATGCAAGCTGTTGATTCTGACATGATGCGCGAGAATGCACATTCGACCATGCGGATCAGCAATGCTGATCGGCAATCTCGTGTAACCTTCGGTGGCCCCAAAAGATAGGGCTGCCCCAATAGGAGAAACCTAAAATGGCAAATCAATCTACTGCCTATGGTCTACGTCCTATCGGGCTAGTTGGTAGCGGTGCAAACTCGACTGGTGTAACCCAGTACGAAATCGCTTCTGACAACACCAACGCGATCTACCAGTACGGTATCGTTGTCCCAACTGCGGACGGCGTTATCGACTATGCTGGTGCCACAAACGGTGGCACTACGCAGGCGCTTGGTGTCCTGATGGGTGTGGAGTACCACGATTCCGTACAGAAAAAACCTGTATGGCTTAACTACTGGCCCGGTTCTGGCGCTGTCAGCGTAGACACAAACCACCCTGTAAAGGCGTTTGTGGCGGACAACCCGAACCAACTGTTCAAAGTAGCGTCTGACGCGTCTCTGACTGACCGTGCGACTGCACTTGCGGCTGTGTTCGCAAACGCTTCGCTGGGTACGTCGGCTCGTACCGGTTCGACCGATACTGGCTCGTCTAATTCCGCTTTGAGCGTTTCCTCGATTGCAACTACGGCTACTTTGCCGTTGCGTATCGTAGGCATCATGGACGACGTAGCAAACAGCGACTATACCGCAGCCGGTATCCCGCTGATCGTTCGTCTGAACGCACACTTCAACGCTGGAACCCGCCGGTTTGATTCTCAAACCACTGCGGACTCCACCGGCATTTAAGGAGGGCTTAATCAATGGCTATCTCTCGCGCACAACTAGCGAAAGAGCTGGAACCCGGCCTTAATGCCTTGTTCGGGCTCGAATACAACCGTTACGAGAATGAGCATTCTGAAATCTTCGAAGAAGAGTCATCTGACCGTGCATTTGAAGAGGAAGTTATGCTCGGTGGTTTTTCCACAGCTCCAACGAAATCTGAGGGCGGTGCCATCAGTTTTGACGAAGCGCAGGAAACTTACACTGCTCGTTACACTCACGAAACCATCGCGCTTGCGTTCTCGATCACTGAAGAAGCTATCGAAGATAACCTTTATGATCGTCTCGCATCTCGCTACACCAAAGCTTTGGCTCGCTCAATGGCTCAGACCAAGCAAATCAAAGCTGCTTCCATCCTGAACAATGCGTTCTCGACTGGCAGCCCTGTTGGTGACGGCGCGGCGCTATGTTCGTCTGCTCACCCATCTTTGTCTGGTAACCAGCGCAACTTGCTGTCTACTGCGGCTGACCTCAACGAGACTTCGCTTGAGCAAATGCTGATCGACATCGCGGGTATGACTGACGAACGCGGTCTGAAGATTGCTGTACGCGGCATGAAGCTTATCATTCCGAAAGAGCTTCAGTTCATCGCAGAGCGAGTTATCAACTCGAACCTGCGTTCGGGCACTGCGGACAACGATCTGAACGCCATGAAGAGCATGGGTATGTTGCCTGAAGGTGCAGTGGTTAACCACTTCCTGACAGACACCGACGCATTCTTCATCAAGACTGACGCTCCTAACGGCTTCAAATACTTCAACCGTTCGCCAATCAAAACGGCAATGGAAGGAGACTTTGACACCGGTAACATGCGCTTTAAAGCGCGTGAGCGTTACAGCTTCGGCGTTTCCGACTGGCGCTGCGTATTTGGTACTCCCGGCGCGGCGTAATCTGTGGTATAAGAGAAGTGGGTTTTTCATTACCCACCTCCCTGATGACTGCACTTGGGGCCTCTTACGAGGCCCCTTTCTTTTTATCTCAAGCTAAGTTATAGTCACGATAGGGCTTAACATTAGCTTTGCAGACAGGGGTCGGCCCACCTGACATTGCACGGACTGCGAAGCGAAACCTTGTGCAAGGGGTATTAAAATGGCTTCGACTACTTTCTCTGGTCCAGTGACCTCCACCAACGGTTTTGTTGGTGACATCAAAGTTCCCACCTATACAGTTGCGACTGCACCTTCTGCTTCTTCGGCAGGCGCGGGTACGCTTGTGTATGTTTCTGACGGCGCGGCAGGTTCTGCAATTCTTGCGTTCTCTGACGGCACCAACTGGAAGCGTTCTGACACTGGCGGCACTATCGCGGCATCATAAGGAGGTGAAACATGAGCAATCGGTTTCAGCCACCTTCTGAAGAAGAACTAGCAGCTCGCGGCATTAAGGTCGAAAAAGTTCGCGCACGTAATGACGACGGCACGTTGAAGGCTGATGATCCTTCGACGCCTGACGTTAATGAGGCGTGGGAAGAAAAACCTGTTAAAAAAGCCGCTCCCAAAAAAGTTGCTAAGAAAACAACGAAGAAAGCGGAGAGCAAATAATGGCTAATTCTGACATTAAATCCAAATACTTTGCTGCCGATGGCGACGCGGCGGATGCAGATAGCATCTGCCAATCTCAAACTCCTGCAAGCGGTGGCGAGCAAAACTTGACGATTAACGGCGCAAACGCTTCTGGCGGGGTGGCAACGTTTACCGCAGCTCGCAAAGTAACCATTACTTCTGCGGGTACGGACGACGGGCGGACTTTCACTGTTGTTGGCACAGACGTCCATGGTGACGCTCAAACAGAAAGCATTGCTGGACCAGATACTGCGGCGGTAACTACCACTGCGTATTTCAAGACGGTGACCCAAGTCACGGTTGATGACGATACCGATGGAGCAATCACGGTTGGAATGTCCGCAGATGCTTTGGAAGTTATCTTTGCAGGTCGTATGCGCCTACGTGGTCTTTACATTGTAAATTCTGGCACGGCGGGTTCCGTTTCTGTGCGTGATGGAAGTGCGACAGGCACTGCAAACGTTACGTTGGGAACGGTTGCTGACGCGACTGTAATTAGCGATGTGGAAATGCGTGATAACGGTATCATGTTCGAAAACGGTGGGTACGTGGCTTACACGCAAACCGGTCCGGGCTTTACCAGCATTACAGGATTTTACGCATAAATGATGTGACTGGGGGCATTTCATAATGGCTACAACGAAAGACGTTAAGAAACTGCCCTCCGGCAGAATAAAGTACCGGGGAGAGACCTTTGCAGGATATAACAAACCAAAGCGGACACCCGGTAAATCAAAGAAAAGTGCTGTTCTGGCAAAAAAGGGCAGTGAAGTTAAGTTGGTTCGTTTCGGCGATCCGGACATGGCAATTAAAAAAGATCAACCGGGACGTCGAAAAAACTTTAGAGCGCGTCATTCGTGCGGGACAGCAAAAGACAAGTTCAGCGCCCGTTACTGGTCATGTAAAGCTTGGTGAGGACGATATGCGAGTAGAAGACGTCTTAGCCAAACTGGAAAAGCATGAAGCTGAGTGCAATCTGCGCTACCAGAACATTGAGGAAAAGTTGGCCGACCAGAAGTCTACGTTGAAAAGCTTGGACATTAAAATTTGGGGGCTGGCCATTTTAATTCTTGTTGCTCCTGTAGTGCATAAGTTCTGGGGAGTTTAATGGGTCTTGCTTTTTTAAAACCATCTCTTGAAGTAGAAAAAGCCGTTTATCACGAGTTGGTAGACTGGTCTTCCACGGTCTTAGAAAAAGCAAGCCCTTACTTTAACAACCTCCCGCCCTGTCCATACGCACGTCAAGCTTGGGCCGATGGCCGCGTAGCGGTATTGTATAAGTACGAAGCTAACAAGCAGTCGTTGTACACGACAGTTTCTCAGTTCGACGACAACTTCGATGTCGCAATTATTGTCGATTTTAAATACGACGAAGAC